GTTGATAACGTAATTACTAATGGAGCAACAATAGGGCATACTAGTGACACAGATTTATTAACTTTAGCAGATGGTGTCTTAACTATAGCAGGAGATTTAGTGGTATCTGGTGATGATATTACTATGGGTACAAACACATCTGGTCATATACTTGTTGCAGATGGCACAAATTTTAATCCAGTAGCAGTTACAGATTTATCAGCAATTTCAACAGTTGCTAGTGGGGATACTTTATTAGCAGTAGATGCTTCTGGTGGCGGACTTAAAAAAATTGCAAGAAGTGTTCTTGTAGCAGGACTAGCTACATCTAGTGCATTAAATAATGTTTCAGAAGATGATACTCCACAACTAGGTGGTAATCTAGATATGAATGGTTCAGACATTGTTACTACTTCAAATGCAACTATTGATTTAGCTCCTAATGGAACTGGAACTGTTGTTGTAAGAGGTAATACAAACTCTGGTGCAAT